ACTTTTCGGTTAGTTCCACCTGCTCCATTATCTACTATAAATAGGTCAGCATCTACAATAGCTTCTCCTATATCTGTTGCTCCGTCTATATCTAATGCTGTTAAAGGAGCTGTTCCTGCGCTTATGCTTGCACCAGAAAGTACAGGTGTTTGTGAAAATGTCACAACACCATCTGATGCTATTGTTATTGAATCTGCGTCAGAAGATACACCTATTGTACCACCATCTTTAATTACTAAATCATCTGCAAGTGTTACAACACCATTACTATCTCCTGTTATCCAAGTTGTAGTTGTCGAACCATCATTACCAGCAATTTTTAATTGTCTGTCACCTGTGTTGCTAGCAGCATCAATATTGTTTCCAATCATTACATTACCAGTACCACTTGTTAAAGCGTCAGCAGAATTATAACCAATTGCAATATTGTATTGACCTGTTACTAATTTTGCAGCATTTCTACCTAGTGCAGTATTATAATCTCCACCAGCAGCAAGGCTCATAGCATTAGTACCAAGAACTGTATTTTGTGTTTCAGCACCAGTCCATGCAGCTCCAGCATTTAAACCAATAGCAACATTTTCATAACCAGTTGTAATACCATCAGCAGCGTTAACTCCTATGGCAATATTTGCACCATTCTCAGAACCACCACCTGCATTTAATCCAGTTAAAGCATTATAACCAATAGCGATATTGCTATCTCCAGAAGTTAAAGAATTTAAAGTACCTGGTCCTATTCCAATATTTTTTTGAGCAGCATCTAAAGTTCCAGTTGTCGCATGACCTAACAATAAAGAATTTGTAAAATTAGTTCCTCCTAATTTAATAAAAGCTGAACCTCCAAGTGTATATGCATCTGCTTCTAAAGTTCCATCAATGTCAACATCACCTGAAATATCTAATTCTGTTGCTACAACTTTATCATTAAATGTTGCTGCCCCTGCTGCGGACATATCTAAAGTTAATGCTGTAATATCTGAACTACTATCTGTGCCTTTAAATATAATATCTGCATCACCAGCTTGTGCATCAATTGTAATATTTCCTGAAGAAGTTGCAATTGTAACCGCTCCATCTCCTGTTGAAATATCATCTGCTGCAACACTGGCACCAGTTTGAAAATATGTTTTTAGTGTAGTGACATTGGTCATTCTCATTGTACCATCGTCATTTACAAGTAAGCCATCTCCATCTGCAACTGCTGTAGTACCTCGTGCAGTACCACCATCTATTAAATTAATTTCAGCTGCTGTCGTAGTTATTGTTGTACCATTTATTGATAATGCGTCTGTTTCTAATGTACCATCTATGTCTGCATCACCAGAAATATCTAAAGTAGCTGCATCTAACTCACCTGATAAAGTAATATTAGTAGCGCCAGTAATTGCACCGTTAAGTGCAACAGCACCATTAATATCTATTGTCGTAGCTGCTATTTGTACTTCTGTGTCTGCAACAATATCTAATTGGCCATCAGTAGATGAATTAATATATAAAGCAGAATCTCTAAAAAGAAATTTATTTGTTGAATTTAAAGTTAAACCTGTTCCATCAGTATGTGTTAAAGTTGTATCTGAATCTGCACCAAAACTTAATACAGCAGAATCACTTAATAATTTAAGGTCATCACCTATAACAGCATCTTTTGCTACAGATAAACCACCGTCCGTCTGTAGTGAACCATCTGTTGTAGAAGTTGCTTCAGTAGTATCATCTGTTTTTACAATACCACTAGCTGTTATTGTCGTAGCAGTTAATGCTTGTGCAGCAATTGTGCTTCCTGCTTGCGCAGTAAAAGTATTTGCAGTAAATTGAAAATCATCAGCTCCTGCAATTTTAATGTCTATTTGATTATCTGTATCTGCTGTAATACTTGTATTAGCATCAGCATCTAAAATTAATTCATTACCATTTAAATCATATGCTCCAACTCCACCACCAACATTTGTATCAACAACGTCAGTACCATTTCCATATAAAATTTTTGTTCCTTTATCAGAAGTTCCCCAAGTAATTCCAGTTTGACCAGATACTTTTACTGTAAGTGTATAAGCCCCTGCAGTTTGATTATCCATGATCCACCATTTCTCTAAAGCAGGAACAGTTATTGTTCTATTGGCAGTTAATGTACCTGTAAAAGCAATAACAGCGTTTCTTATAGAGTCTCCTGTAGAACCATCTGTTAAAGATAATGTTTGATCTGAATTAGCGGATATCGCTACGTAACCACGAACTGCTTCTTCTAAAATTTGTAAATTAACATTAGTCTTCGTACCCCAGTTACCAGCGTTCTCGCCAGTGGTCATTAACTCTGTGCCTAGATCTGTATATGTTGATGCCATAATTTATCTCCTATGCACTACCTACAAAAATTTCTAAATCAACAGATGAAGTATCTGCGGTAGCTGTAATATCTACTAAATCATTTAAAGATACTGTTAATGCAGATCCACCCGCATGCATAGTATCAACAACCCCGCCACTATTATCACCAGGATATATAAACGAGTGGCCAGCGTCTACTTTAATTGCAAACTCTGTACTGTCTTCATCTCTAAATGTTAATGTAACGTGATTGCTTGAATCTAAATTTGTAATTCTAATGTATCTAACATCATCTTCGTCAAATTGACCTGCTAAATAACTTTTTGCTAAATCTGTTGTAGAAGCTGTAGCAAAACCCAACAACCCTGTTTCTGTTGTAGATATTGTAACTATTCTTTTAACAATTTCATTAACACTAGAAATATCTAATGATCTTTCACTGTTATAGCTGTTGTTGTTTAGTGTTATTTCTTCTATTATTTTAGTTGTTAATGTTGCCATAGTTTATCCTTATGGAGCTGGAGGTACATTGAGAGGTATACGAGGCTCGCCATCAGTATAATCATCTCTTCTCCGTCTCCCTATTTGTTCTTGACCAAACTTTTGTACTTCAGTTTGATATTTTTGTTCATATAATTGTAGCATATCCATCGGCCCTTTTAAATAACTAAATGCTTCGACTAGACATGCATATAAAATTCCATTTCCAAAATTTAGACTTAAATAAGTTGTAGTATTCGCTGAACTTAATCCTAAAGGTCTAGCATTATAATGCATTTTATACATAAATGCTGAACTAGGAGTTGGTACTATTGTAACTCTTCCTGATGAAGCTGCTCCTGCTCCTGTGGCTCCTCCAGACATTGCATAATATTTTGGAGTTCCAGTAGTAGTTTCTGCTGCATCATATTCTCTTAAAAAACTAATATCTTTTTTCTCTAACCAGCTGTTAGCTCCAGTTGCTGCAGTTGTTGAAGTATAAACCTGTATACCTCTTACAAATAAAGTGCCCGCAGGTGCATTTATATTGTCTGTTGAAGCTACTAAACTACCAATAACTTCTTTTCTATCTGCATCAATTGGCACATCTCTTTGAATTCTTAATTCTGAATTATCTATAAATTGATCTGTAATAGTGCTTGAAAGAACATCAGTTCCTACTTCAGTGTAATTTTGTATTGCTGTTGTTAGCGTTGAATAAGTAAATCCTGCCATATTAAGCTGTCAAAGTTGCTGGACCAGCCGAACAACTGTTGCCTCCTCCTGATATACTGCCTGTTGTAGCAGTGTTTGTGTCTACAGTAAAGTGGTAGTAGTCATCTGTATTTGTAATATCTCCAGCTGAATCTCTTTTTCCAACTGTAATCGAGTAACCAGCGGCTTTTGCTACATTGGATCCAGATATTCCATCAAAATCAGTCGGATTTTGATAAGCATCAGCGTCTGAACTTGTCCAAGTAGGACCTCTAAATCTAACAGTGTCACTTGTGGATCTACCATGAGATTTTTCATAAACATTTATAATTCCTGAACTAGCTGCAATTGTTTCAAAAGGATTTGGTTCTAACATTCTAGCTACTTCATTTTCTGTTCTAGCAGGTCTTGCATCTCTTAATCCCTGTGCGTCACCTGCTCTAGTTCTAATTTCTAGTTGATGATGCTTAGGTTCAAATTCAGATTTATGAACAAACATACCATTCCATTCTTTAACCATTTCATTGTATGGAAACTCCATACCACTTCTATCTGATATTGCTTTAGCGTATTTTCCTTTTGCAAATGTCATTATGCTCCTGGGTAATAATTTTTAGGAGTTATATAAGTGCTTGAAGAAGAACCATCTTCTGACAATGCTCTTGCTAACTCATCTTCGTATAATAATTTCATTTCTTGTACTCTTTGTGGTGCAAATTTTTGAGCTAAGTAAAAAGCTAATCCTGAACACATACAAGGTACAAATCTATAGGGAACATCAGATGCATCAGTATATGTTGCATCCAAATCTTGAATTCTTTTAACATAGTAAATATGCATATCTTTTGAAGCTGCAGTAGAACTAGGAGTTGGGTAAACTGTAACAGTAGTTTTATCTATAAATCTTTGAACCCAATATTGAGAAGGAGTTCCTTTAGATAATTTATTTCCTAAAGCAGAATAAGTTGCTCTATCTATTTTTGTCATTGCAGAATCAGATTGAGCTGTGTCTGTTCTATCTGTTCTATAGGTTGCTTCTAAAACATCAGCTACTCCATAAGTGGAAGAACCACTTGTTCCACCAACAGTTACTGAAGAAGTTCCATCACCACTTGCTCTATAAAAAGTATACTCAGCTTGACCTTCTATGAGATCAATATTTGTATCCCCTACTTCCCAATAGTGCAAACCTCTATTACCCCATTCTTGAAAAAGAATGTTAAGAGATCGTCTTGCTGTTTTTAATTGATATCCTGAAGTTACTTGAGAACCAATTCTCTCATAAGCTTCTGCTATTATTTCATCAACAGCAAATGTTTTGTCGAACGTTACTGTTCCAGAAGTAGTGTTAGCCATTGTCTACTCCTTAATATAGTTTCACAAATTCTGCTACAACCGTATACATATTACCAGAATCAGCCGCACCTGGAACTACAAAGTTAACATCGCTTTGATTACTGTTAGAAGATTTATCAACTGGTATTCCACCAAATTCTCTAAAATCCCAATAACCTGTTCCCGTTAAACCAAGAACTGGAATGTCACCATCTGAATCTTCTTCATCTATACGTGCATAAGCGTCTCCGCCATCTCCACCTTGACAAGAAAACCAAATCCTTTGTAAGTTTAAATGAGCTACTGCAGTTCCATCTTCTCTTGCATCCATTTCGGATACATCGCCAAAAACTGTAGTTGCACCAGTTCCGTCTGATTGATTTACTATTTTAATAACCACTCTTCTATCGTTTTG